ACTGGGGAGAAGGTGGCCCTGGTAAGTGATGATCTCCCGAAGATCAATGCGTAACGCCTTTCTTGACCGAGTGCCATCGGGGTGGGGGTTCAAGGGACTGCCTGAGCCAAAGGAGTTCGACCTGAACTACTGGAACGGGCGGCTACTGGTCTTTGAAGACCCGGAACCGGAGTCGGAATATGTCCTGGGAGTGGACCCGGCTGGGGGAAAGGGTGCAGATCGGTCGGTGATTCAGGTGCTGCGTGTGGGGGACAAGAGACGGCCTGACGCGCAGGTGGCGGAGTTTGCCAGTGACTTCCATGGCCCGCACGATCTGGCTCCGGTCGTGGCCTTGGTGGGGCGGCTCTACGGGGATGGCGCGGGGGGTGAGGCCATGGTTATCGTGGAGTGCAACGGGGAGTTCGGGGACTCCTGTTTGTTTGACCTGCGGAGCCGGATGGCATATGGGAATCACTTCATCTGGAAGATCTATGATAAGACCAAGAACCTCCAGACCTCTCGCCTGGGTTGGTGGACGACGCCCTCGACACGCCCGAAGCTCATTGCCAGGGGACATCATGCCCTGGTGAATGATGACCTGATGATCCATTCCGAGTTCCTGCTGGATGAGTTAGAAGACTTCCAGGGGGATCTCTATATGTCGAAGGCGCAGGCAATTTCGGGACGGCATGACGACCGCGTGATGGCCATGCTGATGGCGTATTGGGCAGCACATGACAATGAATGGCTAGCAGGGATTGATACATCTGCGGAGCGAAAGCGCTTGCAAGCTGCAGGCAAACTAGAGGAGGCTGAAGAGGCAACAGCCTCCCAAAAGCCCACATGGCAGAACACGGCTGTGTCGTATCAGGAGATGATGGACCAGTGGGATGAGGAGGCGATTAACTAAAGGAGCCACGGTGCGCCGAATCATTCTCACGTCCTTATTGTTGACGACTATTCTGTTCTCTCCTGTTAGAGCAGAGGGGCTACCGGATTCGACCATTGCAGAACGTGCGTATGCGGCAACAGCAATTCTATACAAGCAGACCGCCTCAGGCGGGATGGACATGGCCTGTACGGCAACAGCGTTTGAGAAGGGCTCGAAGGGATACCTCTTCGTAAGTGCGTCTCACTGCGTAGCCGAAGATGATAAGACGCATCAGAAGGCGGTGGTCTCCTCATCACCGTTTTACATTTCGTTCGATCAGGTGAATGACAAGACGTTCCACAGGGCCGAAGTCGTGATGGCAGGCTACCAGGGGCGTGGTGATGACTTCGCGGTTCTCAGTGTGGATACAAAGGAAGAGTGGCCGACAATGCCACTGGGACAGGCAGGGCAGGTGAAGATGGGCGAGGAAGTCCTGAATGTCGCCGCCCCTGTCGGCTTAGGTCGTCAGTTGTTCTTCGGACGAGTCAGTCTAGTGAACATGGACCGCCCGGTGACCAGCCGCGAGATTAACTGGAAGAACGCGATGCTCCTGCAGGTGGATGGGGGACCAGGATCGAGTGGTTCCTCTGTTATCTCACTGGAGCAGGAAGCGATCATCTGTTTCATTGTTGGGAGTGTGAAGGGAAACCCAAGCGTGGTGTCCATCCCGGTCTCTCGCTTCCTGTCGTTCCGGGATGCAGTGCGGCGAAGACAGTATAAGTGGTTCCCGTGAAGGAGGTAGCGTGCGCGTAACGATTGACATCCCTGATGGGCTGTATGCAGACCTGAAGAAGCGCTGTAAGGAGCCAAGGCCCAGTAAGGCTGAGGTAAATGATCGAATCCGTGAGGTGCTGAAGGAATTCAACGCGGTAGGCGCTGATGGACAGCGCTATTTCCTGGTAGCAGGAAAAGAGCGGCAGCAGCTGGAAAGAGTCTTCCAGACGACGATCTCCTCAGCAGAAGAACTCGCCAAACGGGTAGAGATTCTCTCGCAAGTGGGTATTGGGGATGCAGTACGGGCATTGGGCCCTGGTGAATCGATTCAACTGACGGAACAGGCGCAGTTCTGGGGGCAAACCCCGAAGGAATACATCGAGAACACAGTGAATCGGGTCATGGATGAGGTGCTAAACAGGGTATAGACCATGCCATTACGTGATTTTGAGTGCCAAACGTGCCAATCCGTGCCTGAAGAGCGGCTGTATACCGTAAAACAGGGTGAAATCACCCTTCCATCGTGTCAGACGTGTGGGGCGGATTTAGCCATGTTACCCCTCTCATCGGGCCGTATTTACGGGAAAACCGCCGTATTCCCTTACACAACCACGCATGTAAGCGGTGATGGGCGGCCCGTAACGGTCGAAAGCCTGGGCCATCTCCGCCGATTAGAGCATCAGTACGGAGTATGTGTGTCGGGGTTCTCACAGGATCCGGGAAACCCGGACTCCCCCCGTGACCTACCGGTCAATCGTCCCGGTGGGCGAGCCTATCATGGACCACGAGCCCCCTGGATGGAGGGATAGATGGACTTTCCGCTACCAAATGAGAAGTACGAGAAGTCGATGCTGGAATGGATCTCGATGGCCCGCACAGAGGGCGAACGAGTCCTCCAGGCGGAGCCGATGTATGGGGAGATTGAGAAGGCTATCTCCTACATCATGGGGGATCAGATTGAATCTCAGCGTCCCTCGACCCTATCGAACGTCTACAATAACCGCACTAAGCATATCGTGCTGCAGCAGGTAGCGGCCCTCACTGACATCCATCCCTTGTTCGGGTTCAAGACACAGAATGACCAGTTCCAGCCACAGGCAGAGGTGCTGAACAAGCTGGCCACAGCATGGTGGACCAACACCCAGGCAGACCTGCAACTCTCGAATGTGTTGCGGTATGCCACAGGACCGGGCACGGGCTACTGCGAGGTGCACTGGGATGCGTCGGCAGCACAGGGTGCTGGGGAGATTGTGCTGATCCCCAGAGACCCACGGGATGTCATCCCGATCCGACCGACTCTGGATGGGGACGTGCAGGACTGGGAAGGGGTCATCATCCGTACAGCGAAGACGGTCAATGAACTCCAGTCCCGGTTCCCTGCCAAGGCGCACCGGATCACAGCGTCACGGTCGGGGGCTATCCCGGATCGAACGTGGGGGAACTCCAAGGGGGCGCACAAGCTGATGTCCCCAGCAGCAGGGTTCCTGTCGTCCACACCGAAGAATGTCTCGGCGTCTGTGGCGACGTCAAACCTGTATTACGTCTACATCAAGGACCGGCGGCTCCACACCGGGGTGTCTCCTATCACGATTGGCGATCCGAATACGTCGTGGTCCTACACGGTGCAACCGGCTGATGCCAGGAAGCCGAATGGACAGCGATATGACGATGATGAATACAAACTCTATCCGCGTGGGCGGCTGCTCATCGCAACGGATGACTGCATTCTGTTCGATGGGCCGAATCCGTTCTGGCACGGCATGTTCCCGATTGCCCGGTTGCGGCTGGATCCCTGGCCCTGGGGCCTGCTGGGTGTGGGGATTACACGGGACCTGATGCCCCTGCAGGATGCTGTGAACGAGACATCAAATGGCATCTTGGACATGGTCAGGAAAGCGCTCCGTCCTGGATTGAAGGGGGATGCGCGGGCCATGCCAGAGTCGCTGTGGAACCGGTTGGACACCCGAATCCCTGGCACCAAGGTGCGGCATAACCCCGTGATGGGAAGCATTGAGTTCGAGCCTCCACCCAACATCCCGTCCTACGTCTTTGAGTTCCTGAAGATGATGGTGTCGGAGATGGATTACCACGGGGGTGTCGGGAACCTACAGGCCCTGACGCAGCTAAAACAGGCTCCTGGTGCAGACAGCATCGAGCAGATGATGGAAGCCCTGAGCCCCACGCTGCGGATGAAAGGCCGGTTGCTGGAGGTGTTCCTGCGTGATGTTGGGGAGATGGTCAAGGCCAACTTCTTCCAGTTCTACACGATGCAACGACGGGTCTCCATGCTGGGTGAGCAGGGGATTGACATGGAGGACTTCCAGTTCGATCCGGGGTCCCTCGTGCCTGCGTATAGTAAGGAAGCGGATGGGGATGCGTATAACCCGACATACGATATGTATCTCCCACGAGCGAAGCGTGCCAAGATCCACCACAAGCAGTTCACCTTCCAGATCACGCCAAATAGCCTGCTGGCTATCTCGCAGATTTCGCGGAAGATGATGTATCTTCGGTTGCACCGGGAAGGCTTGATGGATCCGTGGACTCTGTACGAAGTGCTGGAAATCCCGAATGGGGGCTCGCCTCCGTCTGGCACGAAGGAGATCCCGAAGCGGTTGCAGGAGGCCATGGCGATGGGGATCGGACAGGAGATCCCAACACCGGGGCCCAAGCCGACAGGGCAGTCTCCACCAAAGATGGAGCAGAAGCCTGATGCAGACGGAATTCCCCGCCCCGTCATCTCGGAGTCAAATTAGGTAAGGAGCGTTGAGCATGCTAGCACGAGAGCCGGTATTGGTTGGACAGATCGTCGCGGTGATTGGGGTAGCAGGACTCTTCTGGGATCCTGTGCGGTCGGCCCTGGAAGCGGTGGGGGGTGAGATAGGGTTAATGACAGCTGTCGGCACCGTGGTCACATTTGTGACCACCATCGTCCGAAGCCGCGTAACCCCAATGGAGTAACTTATGTGGAAACGTCTGCTAAATATGATCCTGACGATTCTGACACTGGCCAAGAGCAAGGGGCTCTTCCACAAGACGCCGGGAGTCTCGCCACGGCGAGTGCCAAGAGACTTTTCACCAGACGAGTAGCTCGTTGGTATTGGTGGGGATTCTGCTTCTGGTCCATTTTCTACCTGTTGTCGTTGTATGGATGTGATAAAGGCTTGACGGCTGCAGTCTTATCAGATGACGATATCGCCAATGGCGACTCCTCCTTCCGCCAAGAACCCTGGTGAGGCCTGGGGAAAACCCTGGGCCTCTACCGACTCGGAGGAGGAATAGAAGGAGGAAAGTATGATCAAGACGCCTTTCTCAGACGCGATCTGCAAGCCAGGTAAAGGGAGCTAGTAGATGCCTGCCATGCCCGGAATGGGTGCCCCCCCTCTACCGCCTATGGGCGGAGGTGAGGGTTCACCTACGTATAGCAACATGCTGCCAGCGGAACAGCAACAACCTGATATGACAGGGGCTGGGACGGGGCAGAACCAGATGGGGAATGCGGCTATGCGTTTGGCCATGGAGCTAGATGCCTCCATGAAACTGCTCGCCCAGATGGTCCCACAGTTGGGCCCTTGGGCGGAGCAAGCAACCTCTCAACTGCGAGCACAGTTGGGGCAAGCCCTCATGGGGGGCGACGTCCCGACAGGCGCTGAACCATCAGAGAACGCAGCGTTCCCTGGTGGGCAGGGCCGACTCTAACGGAAGGGATAGGTGGTTCGCTGGATCCCAGCAGGGAAGGTGAACCCATAATATCCTGGACCCAAAGGAGCATGTATGGCGTTTGACACAGAACAGTTTCTGGCCGATGTCCTGAAGAATGTCCCTGAAGACAAGAAGCAGGTTGTCGAGGAAGCTCTGGGAATGGAAGCCGTCTCCAAGGAATTGGGGGAAGGGTATTCCCGGCAGTCAGATTATTCTCGAAAGATGGACGAGTTGCGAACAGCGCGGGATCAGGCGCAGCAGGAGATTGTCCAACAACAAGGGGTAGTGGACGCGGAGCGAGCCCGATATACCGAGTGGTACGAAGGGGCGAACAAAGACTACACTACTGCGGTGGATCAGCTAAATGCCTACAAGGAGGAGTACGGCGATCTTGAGGCTGGAGAAGGAAAGGAACCGACTGTGGCTTCAGTCCCGTCGAACGCCCTCACTCGTGATGAGCATGAGCGTATCCTCGCTGAACAGTTTGATCGGCATGACCGCCAAGCGATTCAATTCGCTGATATCCTGACCGATCTAAAGCTGGAGCATAACCAACGCTTCAGTGAGAAGCTGGACACAGCAAGACTGTTCGACCATGTGAGTAAGAGTGGGTTGCCCATTCAGGCAGCCTACCAGGACTTGATCTCGGAGCGGGTGCAGAAAGCCCAGGAAGAGAAGGTCCAGGAGCAGATTAAGCAAGCGAGAGAAGAAGGTGTAATGGAGGGGCGGAGTCAATCGCAGCTTCCAGTACGACCTGATTCTTCCGGTCCTCGCCCACTTGATGGGCTGGACAAGGAGTCAACTTCGGAGGATCGTGTAAATGCGGCTGCATCTGCATGGAGGCAGGCACAGCTATCACGATAGCCTCTCTTCCTAGAGGAAGGTAAGCATGGCGTTCCTTGATGAACTGAACACCTACACACGGAAGCACATCGTAGGTGGGGTTGTGGACAATGTGTTCAAGAACGACCCTGTCCTAGCGATGATCAAGGCGAACCACTCCGTGAAGTTTACGGGCGGGACGCTGATTCAGGAGAACTTCCTGTATGCGCCGATGGCCGGTGGTTCGTATGCCAGGGGTGATACCTTTGACATCAGCCGCCGACAGACAGCCACTGGAGCAAGCTTCGATCCGAAGCACTACCAAGTGAATGTCACGGAGTTTAAGGAAGATATCCAGATTTTCAACAAGGGTGAGAATTCAGTATTCCGGTTGATCGATGCCGATCTCCAGAATGCGGCCCTAACCATGTCGGCTATCCTCGCCATCGCGCAATACCGCGAAGGGCAGTCTGCGTCCCGTTCGAATGAGATGAACGGGTTCTCAGAGATGCTCAATGATGGCTCGGTCAATAGCTGGGATGGAGCAGCCTACACCACATATGGCAGCCTCTCTCGTGGGGGCACCATTGGGACGGCGCTGAACTCTCCCATGACGTCGCCTGCGGCGTCAGTTGGTGGTCCAATCACGTATAAGATTCTAGAGGAAGCGTATAACAGCATCGTCATTGGTGCTGAGCATCCTGACGTGATGGTCACAACGAACCTGGGCTACTCCTACATCAAGGAGAAGTTCCAGCCACAGTGGCGAGTGGAATCTCAGGACCCGAAGATTGGTTTCAACAGCCTAACCTTCAATGGGTCCCGTATCTTCCAGTCGCAGTATGCCCCTGGGGCGCAGGGAGTCAACGACTCCAACCTGGGGAACTATCTCGCATCTGCCGGTGAGACGTTGTTCTACCTGAACACGAAGTACCTTCGGTTCTGGGTTACGGATGACGCTGAGTTTGGCTTTGGATTCACTGGATTCAAGCCAGCGCAGGACAACACGCAGGTAGCTGGACAGTATCTGGCGACATGCAATATGACAAATCAGGCTCCGCGACTGATGCGGCACCTGTATGCCATCACCGGATAAGGAGCGATTGATATGGCAGGTGGACGAGGTTCGCATTTCCCAGTCCAGACAGTAGATCTGGGCCCGACTGGGTCTCCGCTAACGTACAACGAAGCGACACTCCCAAATGGGGGTAAGCTCGGGATGCTCATGGAATGGAGCAACCGTGTCTTTCGTCTTGTAAAGGTGGACGTCAGCGAGACTGCAGTAGACAGTCTTGACGGTGGCGTTGCGTATTGGGAAGACAGGTCCAATTGGACTGTCAACACAGACGCATCAGCTGGTGAAGGACTGGCAAACGGTGTAGCTGGTGGCACTCATGTCGTCGTTGATGTCTCGGTTGGGACTGACCGGTATATCTTCGTCCAGGTGGGCGGAGATCAAGCAGCGGTTCAAGTCGCGGCGAGCACAGCAATCTCCGACCAGATGAGTGGCCATGCATCGACTGACAACATCCTTACCCGCACAGCGGCAGGAACAGCAGTGATCAACCCACTCGTCGCCGTTGCACTCAGTGCCCGTGGGACAACGACGACTGACAACGGTGTCTCTCTCGCCAACAGTGCTAAGGTGCGGTGGCATCTTGGCATGTTGATGTAAAGGAGATCTGACTATGGCACTTTCTGTCTCCCTTACTGGAGATTGGCTGACCAGTGTCGGTAACCGTCAGCAATCGCATGGAACCATCACCATGGACTCGTCGTATGCCACGGGGGGTGAGACCCTCGCGGCAGCAGATGTTGGGCTAGGTACGCTTGATTCCTTGCAGCTAAACCAGGGTGAAGACGGGTATGTCTTCCACTGGGATAAGGCGAACGGCAAAGTGATGGCCTTCTATGGCGATAACGATGCTGGTGCTGACGGGGTCCTGGCGCAGGTAGCGAGCGCTGTCAACCTCTCTGCAGTCGTTGTCGAATTTGTTGCGACTGGACGTTAGGAGGGGTAGGTGGCTGTTGACACCTTCTCCAGTATGTACCGGTCGTTGCGACTCTGGGTCCCGGATCTTCCGATCTTCCTTGCGAAGCAGTTGGTCCGGGACCGGTATCGCCGCGTTGCTGAACGCCGGGTGTGGTCAGCCCTTCGGGCGGAGGACGAGTTCATTCTGAACGACGCCAAAACCGCTGGAACGGTCACCGCGACAAGGAACTCAGCAACAATTACAGGATCAGGCACGGCGTTCGCGTCGTCTGATATCGGTCGCCAATTCCAGGTTGGGAATCGGGCACCGGTCTATACCGTCTCCGCAGTGGACAGTACGACGTCATTAATCTTGGATCGTGTCTATGGAGATACGACTGTGGGTGCAGGGCTGGCGTATCGCATCCTGGATGCCTATGTCACCTGCCCAGCAGACTTCAAACACTTCCTGGTGGTCTATGACCCGAAGCAGAATTGGCGGCTTCGGCATTTCGTCACCCAGGATGACATTGCCCAGCTTGACCCCGCACGTACCTCAGCGGGTACACCCTGGGCGCTGATTGATCGGCGTTACTCAACACTGGCTGGCACGCTGGGGAGAGCTACCTACGAGATGTGGCCGTATTCCACGTCAGCCCGGAACTACCCCTTCTACTATGAGAAGTCGATAGCGGATCTGACCGATGATTCGGACACACCAGAAATCCCCATTCGGGGAGACCTCCTGGTGCGCGGAGCCCTCGCGGATGTATGTCGCTGGCCAGGGTCTATCGAACGGCCAAATCCCATGTATGACCCAAGAGGCGCTGTCTCTCGGACATGGGAAGCGGAGTTTGAGCAGGGGGTAGCGGAGCTAGAGCGTCAAGATGAGAACACCTACCTGACATGGTGGGGGACAAGCGACTGGAGTGCGTGGCCGTATGCACCGATGGATGCGGCCTTCCTTCAGAAACACGGGTATTAGTGAGGAGATTATGGGGTTCAATACACCTTTCAAGAACATCGTTGGCCGCTCTGAGGTTCCAAAGCGTGGATCGTCAGGCACGTATGATAAAGAACCGCACTTCCCTGGGCGGGCCAGAACAGGTGGCATGCTCCCAGAGAAGCTCCGGGACGACATCACGCCAAAGACACCAGGGTTCATCTCGCCAAGCAAAACAGACATGATCTGGGGGAAGTAATGCGCCGATACGGCATCGTTTTGTTCCTTCTCGTTGCAACTGCAGCGCTGGGGATTGGTGTCCCTGAGCTACGAGCACAGGGTCCGTTCTCGGCACAAATCCGTCGTGCCCTGGATGCATGGGGACTGACGACGCCTGGAGTGTTTACTGGTACCCTTGACATCACCAGCACAGCTGCCGATGCCCTCGACGTAGCCGGGGGTATCCAGGCTGGCTCTGGAGACGTAGCAATCATCAACGCGGCAGGAAAGCTTACTGCCCTGACCTCGACATACCTCAACGACCTCAGCGGGGCGGCACTTACGAGCTTGGATGCCGGGAACATCTCGGCAGGTACCCTTGCCACCGCCAGGCTCCCTGCTGTAATGACCGGCATTACAAGTGTTGATATGGGCACCACGACGGTCTATGGTTCCCGCGCTATCACGGTCGATACCGGGGGCGTCCTAGACGTCGTCCTGGCATCAGCGGCTGGTGACGATTTCACGGTCGATACAGACAAGATCGTGGTCAGTGGAGATTCGGACTATGTTGGCATCGGCGTCACTGATCCCGATGTGAACCTCGACGTGTCCGGCGGCGACAACGTATTAAACATTTTCCGCATCACGCAGCGGGCATCAGGTGCAGCGGCATATGGGTTGCAGGTTGGATTGGATAGTAATGGAGATACCGTCTGGCAACGGTTGGTGAACGATACCGCGACAGAGTCGTTCCGCATGGTGCGGGGGGATGGTAATGTCACTTTCTCCGGGGATGTCGGGGTCGGAGCCAGTGCTGATACCGCATTGCACCTCCATCACGCCACGCCAACATTCTTTATCGAAGCAACTGGCTCGACAGACGCCACGATCATCTTGGAAGATAACGACGAAGCTGGGTGCACCTCCATCACGGCGCTGAATGGGGCGTTGGTGCTCGCTTCGGTCTCTTGCCCGTAGAAAGGTCTGCCATGGCATTTCAGTTCACCGTGCGAACGGATAAGGATACGCACTTCACCGGAGCTATCGCCCAGAACGCGAAGGAAGATGAGAATGTTGTCCTCCCTGGGGCCATGGCTGGGATGAATGGCAACGCCAGGAATATGGTCCGCAGCATCATGCTGCAGTCTGACGAGAACCTTGCCTGGGAGGTGACGTTCTGGTCGAAAGACTCTTTCGAGGATACCAGTGACCTGGATCTGGACTCCTTCCGGTCTCGTTGGTCATTTGTTGTCGCAGATGGAGTGCGGTATGGGGGGACTGGCCAGTATTACTACTACATCGATGGCCTAAACATCCCCTATCAGGACGAAGATAACTCAGGCGAACTCCACATCAGTCTGGTAAACCGAAGCGCGGGGGCGAAGAGCGCCGGATCATCAGGTGAAGCCATCATTGCTGTCACCATGCAACCAATCGGACCAGAAGGCGGCACGCAATAGAGGAGCATCAGACCATGCGTAAGTGGGTTGCGGCAATCAGCGTAGCAGCAATAGCGCTCGCGTTCATGGTGCCTGTGCGGGGTCAGACCCTCTCGGATCAGGTCTTACTCCTCCTGGCCAGAGCGAACTCATGGACGGCAAGACAGACTTTTACTGATGTTACCGTCACAGGCACTTGCACCGGGTGTGTCGGCTCAGGGGCAGGCACGGTCACCAGTGTGGCGATGACGATAAGCGATGCGATAAGTACCCTCTTTAGCCTTTCTGGGTCTCCCATCACAGGCTCAGGTACCTTCTCGCTCTCAATGGACACACAGACCCCCAACAATGTCCTGATTGGGCCTTCGACGGGAAGTGCTGCCGTCCCGACATTCCGCCCCCTGGTAGATGCTGACATCCCGAATGGGATCACAATCTCAGGGACAAATATCGTATCTTGGGCAGCACTTGACAAGTCAGCGTCAGACCTCGCTGATTTGGCCACGCGGAGTGCAGCATCGCTCTCTTCAGGCGCACTGGCCCTGGCTCGCTTGACAGACAGTGGCACCGCGAATCTTCCCCTGGTCAGTGGCGGCAGCGGGGGAGACCCCGTGTATGAAGCCCTGGACCTAACGTCTAGTTCGATTGTCACGGGGCAGTTGGTGGCCGCGAGCTTTCCGGCCCTGACTGGGCATATCACCACGGCAGGAGGAGCCCTGGCCACAACCCTGGTCAACTCTGGGGTCACACTAGGCACGTATGGGGCATCAGGTACTATCCCCATCCTGACCGTGGATGCAACGGGGCGGGTCACTGTCGCAAGTGAGGCCACGGTCTCCTCTGTGGCGCTGTTGGATGCCTCACGCCACTCCGATACAGCATCGGACTCAGCAACACGAGGCTCCCTGATCTTTGGGAATACAGCGAATGCCTGGGATGAATTGGCCATAGGGGCAACTGGTGAGGTCCTCAGGTCTGATGGAACAGATGTAGCCTGGGACAATGATGGGACCGGTCTGAAGATCAATGTGTCGAATGTGGACGGGGGCACGCTCTCACTGGAGTACGGAGGGATAGGAGCAAGCCTGTCAGCCTCACAGGGATCTGTCATCTATGGCACCTCGACAGCGCTAGCCTTCACGGCAGTCGGCTCATCTGGAGAGTGCCTTGAGTCCAGAGGGACAGACCCGCCAGCATGGGATACCTGTGCAGCTGGTGGGACTACCCATCCACTCCTGTCACCTACCCACACAGATACAACGGAGGCAGCAGTCAGTCGAGGCTCCATCATCATAGGGTCGGGAGGTGAGACCCCAAAATGGATAGAACTGCCTATTGGAAGCACAGGAGGCTCTTTCCTCAGGTCTGATGGGTTAGACGCGAGTTGGGGCATTAATGGATCAGCCCTGACCCAGTTGAATGCGGCTAATATCGCCAGCGGCACCCTGTCTACGGCACGCCTGCCAACCCTCCCCGTGAATACGGGGGGCACAGGACTGACCGCCTTTGCCATAGGGGATCTCCTGACGGCAAATACCGCAACATCGCTGACGGCTATAACAGCACCGGTAGCAGGCCAAGTGCTGGCCAGTGCAGGGGCAGGTGTGGTGCCCGCGTATAGCAGCACCCTCCTGACAACCGCCGCTGGGGTGGGTGTAGGGGGTGAGGCTGTAAGCAGCACAACCTTCCTGGCGATTGAGGCCTCTACCGCAAGTAAGTCACATCTACGCCTGACGGAAGGGGCGAACAAGACAGGCTCCCTGGTTGAGGGAGATATCTGGTATGACGGGTCAAACTTCAAGGGCTATAACGCCTCCGGTTCCGTCACCCTGGACGTACAGTCTACCTCTGGGGGCGGTTTCACAGATGACGGTGCGGTAGTCCGGCTGACAACAGCGAGCGATACCCTGGGGGTTGGCACCACCTCAACCAGTGCCAAGGTGGATATTGTCTCCACGTCAGCACAGTTGGAACTGGCCTATGACGGCAGTAATAACTTGACCTTCACCGTAGCAAGCGATGGAGAGACGGTCATCGGCGGGGCAGGTTCTGGAAACCGAGTGGTGATGAACAACGTCCCACTGGCCTTCGAGGGGGCAACAGCCAACGCCTTCGAGACGACCTTTGCCTTCACAGACCCTACAGCAGACCGCACGATTACCTTCCCTGACGGGAATGTCACCATTGGGTCCTCAGCTGTGACGATCTCAGGCACCCCGGCAAACAACCAGCTGGCCGTATGGACTTCGTCCACAGCCCTGGAAGGGGAGTCAGACATCACCTGGGACGGTTCCATCTTCTCAGCCCTGGGCAATCTGGTGGTTGGCACGACAGGAGGGGCATCTCATACGATGACCTTCACTACCAGCCACGCAACAGACCCTGTGCTGACAGCCAGTGGTGGAGTCCTGAACCTCTCCGCTGGGGCAATGCAGGTTGCCGGGAGTGCAGTCGCCGATGCCGGGGATACCCTGGCCCACTTCGCGGCGACAACCTCAGACCAGCTACGAGGGGTCATCAGTAACGAAACTGGAAGTGGTGGAGGGCTGGTCTTTGCCACAGGCCCCACCCTGTCCGCCCCAGTTCTGGGCGCAGCGACAGGCACGAGCCTTGTCGTCACGGCTGATGTCAAGGCAGCTGCCGACTTCTACCTGGAGACAAACAACAAGTTCTACTACGGAGAGAACACCGGAGGTGCGGCCCGACAGGTGATCGGGATGGATAGCAGCAACAATGTTGCTATCGCAGGGAATGCGGATCCCGTCGTCATTGGCGCGAATGTCACCATCACCAACTCCAACCCGACCCTCTCCAACAGCTCAGGGGACATGATCTTCTCGTCTGAGGATTCCCTGACCATCATGATGGACAACAACTCGACCAATGACACCTCAGAGTTGATGATCTTCAAGACTGACGCCAGCAGTACCGTGATGACCATCAATGAGAGTAATCAGGTGGGAATCGGGGCAGCTCCCACGACAGATTTGCAGGTTGGGTCCTTCACCTTCACTGGAGGAGACGTCCCGTCTGCAGGCGCAATCACAGTCAATATCAACAGTGCCACAACACCCTCCCACGTAGACAACGGGTATCAGTTGACACTGACGGATTCAGGAGCCCTTGCCTCAGATAGTGGCGGAGGAGTGGGCTTCCAAGCAGTGTATGACGGATCGAATAACATCACGACCCTTGCGGGAATCAAGGGCTTGCGTGAGAATGCGACGTCCGGCAATCATGCGGGCTATCTACAGTTCCTCACTCGTGGTGCATCAGGAAGCAATACAGAAAGACTGCGGATCTCCTCTACAGGAGTGATGAAGGTTGCTTCGTTAGGAACCGGCGCGAACTACTATGTCTGCGCCGATGCAGATGGCACACTGCATGAGGAGACCACCTGCTCAGGGTCTTCGCTCCGCTTCAAGGAAGGGGTCCAGGACCTCCAGTTAGGCCTTGATACCGTGCAAGCGCTCCGTCCCGTCACCTTCGACTGGCGGGAAGAGTATCGGGCAGACCAGGAACGACAGCTGGGGTTCGTCGCAGAAGAGGTGCAGCAGGTCAGCGAACTCCTCGTGACCTACCGGGATAACGAAATTCACGGAGTGAAATACGCGGAGATGACAGCCCTCCTGGTGAGCGCTGTCCAGGAACTGACAGAACGAATCGAAGCGCTGGAACGCGCATATGAGCAGTAATGGCCTACACTGCGGTCACCCTGACCACGTTGCAAGCCCGGCTTAATGATCGCCTGGGAGCACAAGCGTTTCATACAGCCGTTGAGACAACTCTCGCCTTGAATGAGGCCCTTCGTCTATGGAACCTCTACACGGGCACATGGCGGAGGCGGCTGACGCACGTTCTCCAACCAACCTCGGATAACTACTTCGCCCTTCCCCAGACCCTGGTCTTCCCAATGCGGATAGAGGTCAACGGTACCCCGATGGCCAAGAGTTCGCTGCACGACCTTGACCATGGGCAGCCTGGATGGGAGGGGCAAGCAATCGGGCAAGCAGGTATCCCCTCATCCCCACAGGTCTGGGCTCCCGTGAGCCTGACCCTGATGGCCTACTGGCCTCGTGTCGTGAACGCCACCTTTACCCTTACGGTAGATGGGGTCTCCGCAACACCAGTCCTCGTTAGTGGTTCGGATACGGTGGACCTGAACGAGTCTCGGCATGGTGTACTGCTGGACTATGCCAAGCATTACCTCACCATAAAACGTGGGGGATCTGAGATGCAGCAGAGTGCTCCTGCCATACAAGCGATGCTTGTCGCAGCAGCTGATGAGAACGCGCTGTTCCAGGAGAGCAGCTTCTTTCGGTGGGCGATGGCCAGGGATGAGAAACCAGAGATCCCGCCCAAGGTCGTCCCCCAGCAAGGACGAGGACAATAATGTCACTTAGAGCAGCAGTAAGATGGGTAGGAAAACGCTTACCTACAAGCAGAAGAGCAATAGCAAGGTCCGTTAGAAGAAAGACAATGAAAGATGCGAGCGTCGACAGACTGACGCCATCCCAGACGTCAGTGAGAAGCGAACCCATGATGCGTAAGCGCGTTCCAGGCCAGGCAGCGAGGCCAACCCAGAAAGGTTGGGGGTTGACCAAGGAAAAAGGGCCAAGGAGCCCTCGTGACAAAACCGTACAGAAGTCTGGCGAAGAGACCATGCGACGGGATAAGGCAAAGGAGATTCGGAGCAGTAGGACTGCCGCAAGAATAGTCAAACGTAAGGATGCGGCGAGCAGAGCTGCTCGCGGGGAGGCTTATCTAAAGGAAGCCAGGGCGGAAAGAGCTATCCAGCAAAGAGCGGCTGAAGCAGCTGAGGCACGGACTGGACGGACACCTGTGGTTCCTGGGGCTAGCTCACCGAAAGGGAAGGTGGAAAGATCTCCCAGGAGGAAGACCGCTGACAAGAAGAAGTAGCAGGGGTCGATAACCAGGAGCTACCCATGGCACAAGAAGATGAGAAGAAGTCCGGTCCATGGTTCATGAAGAACATACGGGCCCAAAGGGCCTACATAACTAAAAGATCTAAAACGGAAAAAGAGAAGCGGGAGGCAGTCGGAGAGGAGAGGCGAAGAGAGCGCCTCACGCAGGACGCCACTCGGGGGAGGCATTTCCCTACCCCGGAACAACGGAGGAGTAGAGGCACGCGAGCACAATGGAAGCGGGCACGAGCCAATGCTAGCGGCTCGCGTAGTACTGAAAGGAGACGGTAATGCCAAGACGAAAACCACGTCGGAGACCAGCAAGTAAACCTACAGTAAGTAGACCTACGTATTAAAGGACCTGATGGCCCTTATTGCTGACAACGCGATCCTGGAAGAGATCCAGTACCACCTGCTGGAGCCCCCTAACTTGGGGGCTGAATGGACAACTGGGCTCTGGACCGTGGCAGAAGTGGTGGGGTATGCCAACCAACGGCAGCAGCAGTTCCTGAAAGAGGCCCCGGTGCTGTTCGGGCGGGCGCTCATTACCAAGAGCGGGACAATCTCCCAGACGCTGCCCTCAGATTGGGCGGTAACCACCCGCCTTGTCTGGGTGGATAATGACGGTACCTGGACAGAACTCCCCCGTGTTGATCACCGGGAACTGGACTTGGCCCTATCTACGTGGCCTACAGGCACCGCAACCAAACCACAGGTATACACGGACGCTGACACCCCGACACTCACGATTCATGTCGCGCCAATCCCTACGAACACAGGGCATTTCCAGATCACCTATGTGCCGATTGCTCCCACCATGGACGGCTCAGGTGGGGGATCGGTATTCCTGGTACCTGAGGAATTCATCCCCGCTGTCAAGTATGGGATTATGGCGGATATGCTCGGAAAGGTTGGGCGGATCCATGACCCACAGCGAGCGGCCTACTGTGAGGCTCGCTTTCAAGAGGGTATCCGAGCCGCTCGGTCAATGATTGGAGGCTTCATCTGATATGCCTATCCCGAAAGCTATAGGGGCACGTCCGGTATCGGCCTCAGACAGCACACAACCCTTCTCGACACCTACACTCCGTCCGGGGGCGACAGGGCTCAATCTGAGGAAGACCATTGATGCCCTAGAGACGTCTGAACTCGCCATCATGAAGAACCTGACCTGGACGCAGGAGGGGGGATTATCCACCCGTTCAGGGACCATGAAGATTGCTCAAGCCTCAGGATCTTCCCCTGGCAGAGTGCATACGATTCTGTCACTACGCGATCCATTCGCGACAGGCTATATCAATCGGCTCTTTGGCATAGATAACAGCCTGTATAAGGCAACCTTCGCACAGACCGCAGGTTCCACGGAGGATACCACTGAGATCAAGGCGGGGTATTTCTCAGGGTCTCCGCTCGTCATGGTGCCCTACCGTCCAACCCTGAGTGGGCAGGCCTGGGCATTCATTGCCGATTCTAATGCGAATGAATCGACCAAGATGGTGAAGGCATCTACGAGTGGGGATGTGCGAGAGATTGGGCTCCCCTTCCCCAGGGATGCTGCGGGGGAGCGACTCATCTTGGGGCACGAGAGCATCTATGAGGATGTGCCCTCAGATAACACGGTGCGCTTCGGGCGGGAAGGTCGGGCAGATCTTCTATTTGTCCCCCCTATCAATGCAGAGATAGAAAAGACAGCTCATCTCGATGAGCCCGGCCACCCTGATCATGATCAGCCTCTTGATGGGCCCCCTCGCGGAGACCCTACGGGCCACGAACAGTGGTATGGGAAGAGCAGCGAGGGAGTCGCAGACGGGATAGTCAAGACTCACCTTAATGATTCAACGAACAAAGGACAGCATGTCAGTCTTAGAGCATCGCTCCAGGGAGACAATCAGACAGGAAAGGCGTACTACGTCTGGGCTATTCGTCGGATAACTCCTCATGTTGACTTTACAAAGGTGACACAGACAGGTGGAACAGGGACCACTGACCCACATGTGAGGGATGCAACGGACGATGATCAGGTCCACTTCTGGATGAAGATGGAGGATCCTTCTCATATTACAGAGATCAGAGTCTATCTCCTCATAGACCATCCACTAGATTGGGATAACGACCCAGTGGGTGATGAAGTTGGAAGATCCGTCAAGAATGGGACATTGCTCCCAGGTAACGCGCAGTCGGGCAAGAGGGGATCAAGAGATGCCTACGTCAAGGCAATCAGCCCTGGTGATCTTACAGACTTCTATACAGGCGACAAGACCGCCAAAGATACAGCGGAGGATACTGCAGACAGCCAGGAGGATGAGGACGATCTTGCGGAGAGAGACCGAGACCAAGACCCACAGCCAGTAACTCAGAATGACACTGGATTCCACATTGATGAGGAGACGGGGGATACCATCCCATATATCCCCACACGGTCAGCGAGGGACCACAAGGCAAAGACGAATAAGAAGGCACTTCCAGTAGAGGGTGGAGCGGGACAGCATGAATGGGTGGAGTTTGGCACACCTGAGAATCCACTCCGTCGCGGCGACTTCCGGCGGCTGGGCTCTGGCACGGAGGATTACGAGCCATCATGGAGTCACATCACTGGGGTGGCCCTCTACTTGGGCGTGAAAGCGGGCATACAGTTGCCCGACCGCCCAAAAGTCTACTTTCAGCAGTTGTATCTCACAGGTGGGGCAGGACCCGACACCACTGCACCGGGATCTGCCGGATACGACTATCGGTATACACACTTCGATAAAGATACGGGCGCAGAGTCCAACGGATCTGGTGTGCTGGCCGAAGCTGATCCCTATGGCGTCTTCCCTAACCGTCGAAGCGTGGTGATCAACCCCAGCCAACACGGGGATAATGGTCTTGGAGGTGGGAGTGCAAACGCCGCGATCCGGCAGAAGTTCTACCGGCGGGGTGGGAGCCTGGGGAACCACTGGTATTTCATCGGGAAGAACGGGGCGGATGGGGAGTCCCTTGAGGACTTTAAGACGGATGCACAGATTACCCTCGCAGATACGATCCCTGCGACAAACGCGCAACCCATCACGACAGTCGATCATAAAGGGGATATCAAGTTCGCGGTCCCTTTGAAGGCCCTGTGGGGACCAGTGCAGGATACCCTCTTCGGCTGTGGAGACCGGTATCGACCGGGGCATCTCTACTGGAGCAATCCAGGGGCACCTGACCACTGGAGTCCCTACAATTCGCTGGAAATCTGTTCCCCCTCAGAAGAACTGATAAATGGAGGGTTCTTCGGGGGGCAGGTCTTCGTCTTCTCTCGGGAGCGCATGTACTGGGTCTACCCCAACCTCTCAGGGGATGGCACAGTTACGGCCACGCCCTCAGCCTGCATGAAGGGGCTCTTCACGCATATGGGGGTGGCGGTGGGCTCCTCAGGAATCTTCTTTGTCAACCGGGATGGGGTCTGGCGAACCACTGGCGGAGAGGCCCAGTTGCTCAGTGCTCCTATTGGTGACGAGGATGATGGGGGCATCTTCAGCGAGCGCGACTCTGTAAACACAGTGTATCGGCGGATTGATTGGAATGACCCCCAAGATATCCGCCTGGAAGTATGGGGAACGGAACTCTGGTTCCAATATCGGGACAAGGGTGGGGAGACCAACCACCTGATCTGGGATTCCCTGAGCAATCGATGGAAGTGGTATCAGTTCTCGGCTGCACAATCCTCTGGGTATCTTGCGACGATGTATGCGGATACCACGCAGCATCGCGACAAGAGCACCATGCTCCTGGGATCGAAGGGCAGTGGGTTTGTCTACACACATGAGAAGCTTGACGTAGGAGGCAACCCCATCAGGGGAGATGATAACTGGCCCATCTCAGCGCAGCTCCGAACGGGAGCCTGGGATGTGGGACGGGGCCGAGAGAAGAAGCTCTTTGGTGATGTCTTCGTTGACATGAACCGAGATGGCGCGGAGATCACAGTACAAGCATTCCTCGACAATTGGACAATCGAGAAGCCTGTTAACCAGATCAACACGGGAAGTGACCGCACACAATATACGATAGATCCCTTCGACAATGTTCCTGGACGAGGGCAGAACATCGCACTGGACCTCAGCTGGACCTCAGCCGGGAGTCAGCCTCGTGTTCAGCAGCTAGGTGTGAGCGTCAGCCCTGAACCTGAGGAGACCAAGAATCGCGCCACCCGCTGGGATGATCTGGGGGCTGCGGAAGAGAAGTATGTGACCGGTGTCATGATTGAGTGTGACACAGGGGGAGCCTCCAAGGACATTATCGTTGAGTATATAGGTGGGATCGGGCACGATGACGACACACAAATAGCACAAACGGTCACGATAGATACTGATGGGACAAACACTCGTCAGCGGCGGTTCTTCTCATGGCCTGCTGTCCAGGTAGACCGCATCCGGCTTCGGTCAACAGATGACGTACCCTGGACCCTGTATGAGTGCAGTTGGATTGCACAACAGGAACCTCCACGGATAGCCCAGGTTGACAGTCATTTTGAGATACAGGCCGACAGTTACTATACCGGACTGGATCTGGTCATCAATACCCTCGGCGTGGCAAAGATCTTCAACATCTTCGTGGATGAAACGAGGCTGACCAACCCTGCCACAGGTGATGAGAAGTTCAGTGTGTACGCAAGTGGGCGAAACGTGGTGCACCTCTCCTTTGGGCCGGGACGGGGGCATGTCTACCGCTTCGTTGCCGTAGACGCCAATCCATGCCTTCTGTACTCACACAAATGGTTGGTGGAGCAAGAGCCAACCGCCACAACGAATTGGAATCAGAACTGGACTATCGGAGGGACGCACACCGATAAATATGTGAAGGGCGTCAAGCTGGAGTGTGACACATTCGGGTTTGCCAAGACAGTGATCGTGGAGATAGATGGGGTGACGGCTGCTACGCTGACGGTCAACACACCAGACCGGCGCGTCGTGCATAAAGCATTCGCTCAGGTGCGTGGACGAGTCGTGCGGATTCGGGCCACGGATAACAACCCTGGTCGGCTCTATAGTGCCTCACTAATCTTTGATGAGGAGCCCCTCGGACTCGACCGGTGGGAGACACAAGAACTGACCCTGGGTACCCCTGGCTGGAAGGCCTTGGTCGAAGGTTGGATCACCTACCGTAGCACAGAGACCATGACGATGTCGGTCACGATTATGAGTGAGGATGGCACGTCACGGGAGAAGACCTATTACCTCCCGGATACGGACGGGGTGAAACGACAGTACCACCTCACCTTTGAGGCGGCCAAGGGAGTGCAGTTCAAGTTCCTCTTCCTGAGCACGGCAGACTTCTGGCTCTACCGACCAGAATCAATGCTGAAGATAATGGACTGGGGGGGCGAGATTCGTGGGGTGCAACCCTTCGGGGATGACAACCTGGATCTGACCCGAAGCTTACATGATGCGACGACGGGGGCATCACTTCCCTACAAATCTTCGACGCAAGGAAGGCTGTCGCAGTAATGGCGAACCAAGAAATTGTGCCCTATGGGGAACTCTCTCGTGATGCCCATGCGGCTCGGCGACGAGCCTCAGGAGCCCGCCGTTCAAAAGAACGCCTTAGCTCCCCACCCAGTCGACGCCCCAAGTCAGAGTCCTGGTTGTCAGGTGATCCCCTTGGGATACAGACATCTGTTGAACACGATTTCAACCCAACACACTTTGGTCCACCAGGCCAGCCTCCGGGGGTGATGTATGGAGTCCTGCGTGGGGCACAGACAGCTGCTGACTGGACCGTCCCCCGTAACCTGCGTGATGTTGCCATCAAGGCGTCCCTTGGTCCAATACTGGGTGTTGCAGGTCGTCCCATAGCTCGGGCGGTGCGAGGACTGGGTCGGGGGGCATGGAGCGCGAGTGCGCCTTTCCGTCGAGGGTCGCGGCGCTATCTCAATGATATGTGGCGGCGACGACGACGACTGCTTCATCAAATGCTGACAGGGAGGAAAGACTGATGGCGGGAGCCTTTCCACACCTGAGTCAGGTCAAGGATCCACAGGCGGGCACAACACTCCGTCTGCTGTGGGATCGAATTCATGCGTGCGAGGCAGCCCTGGCACAGGCCAGAGCAGACCGTGCAAAGATGGAGGAGCGGCTGAGTCAGATCCCTGGGTTTGCGGAACGGCTAGCCCTCGCGGCGAGTAGGGCCCGTGGCTAAGCATCGTCCCTTTCCCCATCTTCCCCTGGTGGACGACCCAGCGGTGCAGGCATCAGCGCGGCTATTGTGGGATCGTGCGGCGACTCTCCATGACGGGATTGGAGAGGAGCAAGCCGCCTTGATAGCCGGGGCTCGGGCCATAGAGGACATCCCGGCCCTCCTCCGACAAGATCCGACTCGCCGTAGTCGAGTAGATGACGTAAAACCGGGGAGGTGTCGTCCCACTACGAGGATACATGAGTCACAGCTCATCACGGAGAAGTTCACCAGGACCGGGGCTGACTGGGCCGCGTTTCTGCGGGATGGGCAGCCAATCCTCCCGATCATGTGTCACTATATGGAGGCCTTCTCCCGCTACACTCGGGATAGAAGTCAGGTTGAGGAGGAGCTAAAAGCGATCAAGGCAGCAGGCTACACTGGGATCCGGTTCCTGGATATCTTGAACGTGCAGCCGTTCTGGGAGGGCCGAGAGGTCAACCCTATCGACGTGCCGGATGTTGCCAAGACAGAACGGTATTATGAGAAGCTTGAGGACTTCCTCGCATACTGTAAGGAGATCGGGCTCCTCGTTAATTGGTCTCGTGGTGACCTGGAAGCCTATAGCTCGGACCAGCGCACAGAGCACTTCACCAGGATTGGCGAGATCGCCTGTGCCGTTGGTGTTGAGACTATCGCCGTCTTCGAGGTCGTCAATGAATCTGACCTGAATGGCTTTACAGATGACTTCGAGGGGCTCCTGCCTCTCCTGAACACCTTCTTCTCAAAGGCAGGGACGACTATGCTCTCCGCCCTATCCAGCCCGCTAGTGGCGGAAGACGAAGGCGAGCTAGCAAGGACGTCAGCGGGTGTCCCCATTGCAATGGCCCATGGGCATCGGGGAAATGATCTCTACAACAAACTGTTCGCTATCAGAGTTATCCGTGCTGCGGGCGAACTCTGGCCTGGAAAGGCAGTCTGGCAGGATGAACCCCCAGGTGCAGGGACGAGTGGTACAGATAGTCCTGAGGAGATGGATGAGCAGGGCATGACCCTGATGGCGCTACAGGCACTCCTCCATGATCAGGCCTATTCAGTGACCCTCAAGAATGCGGTTCGCTGGAATAGTACGTTCTCTAAGGATGCTGGCTTCTACGCTGTTCCGGCAGCAGTGGCAAAGCTCCCGAATGATCTGATGACATGGCTTCCAGCCATCAGGTCAGAACCTAACTGGCCGATTCCAGGAGTCCACCCAAAAGCAGAGTTGATCGCGCATGACTTAGCGCAAGGCCCTCTCATTGAGCAGCGGACCAGTTTCCAGCAGGGAAGTGGCAGAATTGCTGCAATTGCCTATCGTAAGGTCGGCGTCTTCGATACAGGGATCAGATCGATGAAGCGGCGATGGAAGGGTATTGCCTATCGATTCACGAATGAGCCCCCGTATGTGGTGAAGTTCGATACGTTTGATCTGAGCAAGGGTGATCACACATCCCTGAATTTTCCTAGTGGGACACGAGGGTATCTTCTTCTAGGGAATGCTATATGAGTACTGTCCGACAACTACCGGAGGAGGAGTGGCCCCGTCTGTTGGACCTCCCAGATAAGTGGCTCAAGAGTCTGCCATACTCAGGGGAGGGGGTCATCTTCGTAGCAGAAGACCACAAGGGTGACATCATCGCGTTCTGGATGGTGTTGCAAGCCTACCATATAGATCCAGTCTGGATTCGGGAAGATCATCGAGGGGGTCTGGTGCCACGGAGGTTGTGGCGGCGGATACGTCAGTTTCTTGACAGTTGCAGCATTGTAAAGGCATTCTGTCTCACGGAGCAGGCTCCTGTAGCGGGCTATCTCTCCCGCCTCGGGTTCCGTGAATTACCGGATAGGACCTACGTATATCATGCTAAGTCAGAGTGATCCACACTCGAATAAGGCTCATGGAAGTCGGAATAAACCCTCAGCCCAAAACCGTGCAGGTTATGGATCGAGCGTAACTGGGAGGAGAGATCCGTTCAATCCCAATAAGCTCAGAGGATCCGAAGGATATCGGGAGGCACGGCGTGGTGTAGTAGGCGGGTCTAGCAATCTTGCTCAGGCTGCAGGGGATGCTGGGCGTAACATCTTCAACATGGCAAACCCTGCGTATGGGAAAGCACTAGGCTTCTACAATGACTTACTGAAGGGTGGGGCATCAATGCAGCAAGCCCTCAGTCCAGCCGTCACAAAGATTAGGGAGGTTGGCTCTAGTATGACGGGGGGTGGCAACTATGGACGGAACCCTGCGGCCCTGATTGCGAAGGAAGAGAATAAGCGTCGAATGATGAGCGACATCAATACCATGTTCGCGGGGGCTCCTGGGGCTGCTGCTTCTGCACTAGCGTCACTGGGATTAGAAGGGCAACAGTCTGCGGCTAACTTTGCGAACATCGCCGGGAATCAGTGGAACCAACTAGGCTACTTGACCAATCAAGCGGTCAGGGATGAGCGAGCGGCTGAAGATACGAACCAATCATTCTTTCAGAATATCGGGAGATGGGGGGCACGCATTGCAGCAGCCTACTTCACAGGGGGTGGGTCTGAGGTAGGCCGGCAGATCATCGGGCTGACCGGAGGTGATCCAGGGTCACGCGAACCTCGACAAACACTTCAGCAAAGGCCGATACCTAGCTATCAGATGTTTGGTCTCAATCCCAACGTCCGTGGATATCCCTCGCTCACCCGCCGTGATCGTCGCACTGATGGGTGGGACGGACGGCAGGGCTGGTAACGAGACTGATTATAGGGGATAAGGACGCAGCATGGCTATGTCAGGTAGTTCGATGAAGGGGCTCCTTGGGGGGCTGCTTGAAGGTGTGGATACGCATGTTCAACAGACCATAAAGGAGAATCGTGAGAGGGCAGAGAAGGACTTCGCGATAAAGAGGGAGAACCTGGGCCACATCATTCAGTCGATGCAGGACAACCCTTATGGCCCTTATGATCCACAATACCTTACAGAGGCGATAGGAGATTATTACTCTCTGGCAGAGTCACCAAAGAAGAAGGTCAGGAGTCTAAATTTTGAAGAGCCCAAACTCAACTTCCTGAGGAAGCTTATCTCAGGAGAGATTGAGATGAATTCTCAGCCGGGGGGTATGGACAGAGTAGTAAACGAAGCCAACAGTCTTGGTCTTCCAGTAACACCTCCAGAACCGAATGGTGTGGCACCAGAGACTCCTACTCAAAGAACCAAAGCTGAACAGAGGATAGCGGATGCGGCGGGAAATGCTGCACAAGTTATGCGAGGTATCAATCCACCTCCACAGATCACCGGGCCGCAACCCGGCATGCAGCTTACGGAGCCGCCCCACCCAGGTCCAAATGTACATCTTCAGAACGCGCGGACAGTAACACAATCTGGCTCTGGCAGTCCCCCTTTATCCTTGGAACAGTCTGCTCGGTCACGGCAGCCTTATCCAAGACGGCAGCCTGATCCGGGTGCCCTCCAATCTCCCTATGACTTTCAGCCCCATCAGTTTAGGGGAACTAGCTTAGCAAATATCGTTCCTGGGTCCGGGCTACTCTCTCCTCATATCACTACTTCAGAGCCCACAGGCTGGGTTGGTCCAGATTCCTTGCGCTATCAACAGGATGGACTTGCAGAGACAGGCCCTGTACGGGAGCACCGTCTGCATGCGGTTCCTGGCTTGCCTCAAGGTGAGGAGCCTCCCGAAAGCCTCGTCCCTTCCAGTCGACCTAGCGTGCCACTGGGCCCACCACTCTCCCCAGAGATTCAGGTTGCTGCGTCACAAGCAGCAGCTCAGTATCCAGATGTACCCATTGACATGATCCGGGCTGTTATTCAGGCTGAGTCCTCAGGTGATCCAAATGCGGTATCCCCAGCAGGTGCCCAAGGCTTGATGCAGTTGATGCCGGACACGGCGCGGGATATGGGAGTCGACGATCCTTTTGACATACGGGAGAACATTCTAGGGGGCGTTAAGTATTTAAGTCGGCTGTTTGATAAGTATGGTGACTGGAATAAGGTCCTTGCTGCCTATAATGCTGGTCCTGGAAGAGTAGACAGATATGGCGCGGATGTTCCATTTCCAGAGACACAAAACTATGTGAGTAAGGTGAAGCGTTTCATGGGGAGGCCTTCTGGTTCCTCTATCATCGTCCCCTTTGAGGAACAGGCAGGGCTGCAGGCAGAGCTGCAGACAGAGCGGCTAAGATTGACGGCTAGTTCACTCAAGACGCTGGCTGATCAGTTTCCATCCGTCCCATACTCCATCCTATCTGCTATGGCAGGGATCCCTGTAGGGGGTCAAGGGTCACATATTGACACTGAGAAAGGTGAGATTTGGGGTGATCCTGGGGATGAGACGAAGTCGGGGGTCTTCTACACGGATATAAATGGCCGCCGTCTGGACCATAACTTTGATCCAACTACCATTCCTCCTGGGTGGCAGCTACTAGATACCGTGATGTCGCGCAACCGGGCGCGAAGGGCTGGAAGGCCAATGCGACTGGGTGACGGCAGCCTCGTTATGTGGCATTCAGATACTCAATCTTATTCGCCACTCCCGCCGGGGGCCAGCATACCTGGCGTGGAGTCACCGGTAACAACGGAAAATCAACAGCCTCAACAAGCCCAGATGAAAGCGGTGGCTGACTCTATAATAGGAAGTGCCGGGGAGAGGCTTGAAGGTGCCGATGAGCAGATGAACGAAACGATGCTCGGCATGCAGTTCGCTGACATGGAGAGGGAGCCTCTGCAGGATACCGATGGGGTGACCTACACTCCTCGGAACCTCTATACAAGCGCACGGATTGCAGACGAAGCAATTACGCAGTGGGATACCCTTCGGCAAAACGCGAGCTTGGGTGTCTTTGATCCTTGGCTGGAGCAGAGATACCCGAATGAGAAGGATGGGATAAGGAATCTCTTCCTTGGTCAGGCTCCTCGCCCGAATTGGAACACCAACCCTATGTCGGAGGAGGGTTTCGGCTGGATGCGCGATGAAAATATACGTAAAAGGGTTACTACACTAGCCAATTATGTCAGAAGCATGCAGGGATTCAGTGACACGCCTCTTCCCATGGTAGGAAGTCGCTCTGAAGCAAATGTCAACCGGGGGGGTTCTCCTTCAGGAGGTTCCCCTCCTCCTTCAGAGGAGCAGGTTAGGAGCCTCATGGAGAACTCAGAAGTGGCGGAGTATCTCAACTCATTGATTAAAAGAGGAATAGACGAGGGTCTCCTTGATGGGACATTTGAAGAATGGCTGAGCCCGGAGGGGGTCCTTCAATTGGTGCAGACTGAAATGCTTGATATAGAGAAACTGGAATCACTTGCTGCTCCCTCACGCCGTAACCTCAGCTTCAATCTTGGTACACCTGGGGTTAGCACTCCTCTTAATCTAGATTCGATGCTGATGAATACGTAGATAGGATAGAGCATGGCACAAGAAGACAGATACGCCCAAGAGCAGGAGGATTTCTTAAGGCGACTTCGTGCTAGAAATGGTCGTAGGCCTGAGCAGCCTGAATCACAGCAGGAGTCTGTAAGGCCTGAATTACAGCCTCCTCCGCAGGATGGTCTGAACCTCCTGATCGCATCACAGAATAGGGAGGCTCCCTCTCCCTCTGTTGAAGGAGGAGCACCTCCTCCTGACCCAGAAGGAAGGAACGTTCTTGGCTCGGCAGCGCTAGAGACAGTTCTTCCGGCAGCTGCCTACTGGGGTGGTGCAGCCCTGGGTGGTCCCTTTGCGCCTATCACCGGACCAATCGCGGGCGGTGTGGCCGGATACCTTTCAAGTTTGAAGGCACAGAAGATGCGGGGGGTGGAAGACCCCAGCAAGTGGCAAGCTCTTGGCGCAGGAGCTTGGAGTGCGTTGCCTCCACCCATCGCACGAGGGGTCAAGGGCCTGAAGGGTGTTGCAGGACAGCTGGCCGTAAAGGGTGCAGGGCAGGGAGGCCTCGGGATAACGATGGAGGAGGGAGGCCGCCGTTTTGAGGAGGGCAAGCGAGGGAGCGAGATATTACCCCCCTGGCAAACGGTAGTTCCTGCTATGGGAGTTGGCGCGCTTTTGGGTGGGGCGGTCCCGATGGCGCTGTGGAAGAGGAGGGGTCCTCGTTATAAGCAGAAGCTCAGGCAGCAGGAAACCCGACCACGAGGCTCTATTGATCCTCAGACTGGGGGACGGACGGGGCCGACACAACGCACCTGGGGAGAGGAAGAACTCATACGGATGCGTGCGCGGCGTCAACATAGAGGAAGCCCATGGAAGCCAGGCTCCTTTGAAGTTGACCCCGTGACAGGGGAGATGGTGCCTCAACCTGGAGCCACGCGGGAACCTCGTTGGGCTGGCCGGGATCGCTATCTTCAGAAGCTGGCTCTTCGCCGGGAAGCTGAACAGAAGAAGTATGCTTCTCTTTCCCCTCCTCCCGATCCTCTTGATCGGAAAGCTGCTCCGGACACTTCTCCTGATCAGCCTCTTCCTGAAGAGAGTGCGGTCGGAATACAGCTGACAGGAATGCAGCGACAGGTAGAGAAGGCAATCGAGAACATTGAGGTGCCTCCTCCACATGAAGAGCTGTCTGACCTACAGGACTTCTTTCCGACCGTAAGGGCCTTTGTTGCTGCTCATACCTCGGACATTGACGAGAAGAGTCTTCAGTATAAGCCTCTAGGTCTCTATGCCGCCGACGCCGCAGGTGAACCCTACCGATGGCGTGTCAATCAGAGGGAAGTTTTTAATGACGCCCTTCGTGCAGGAAGGTTGCCCACATCTGTTGAGGTGTACAAGAAGATACATGCTCATCTCAATGCGATAAAGAATGCGAAACTTGCGCTGGAAGCGCCGGCAAAGTTTCAGCAGCGCAGGCCGGCTAATGCTTCACGGGGACCGTATAAGAACAGCGAGATCGATACTCAAAAGAAGTTCTTTGAGGACGAATTCAAAGAGAGGGTACGTCAGTTAAAAACCGTTATCCTGCGGCGGTTGGAGGAGGATACCAGTCCTGACGCAAAAGCAAGGCTGGAACGGTTTATTGGGAAGACGAGCACAAGCATGTTCCCTCGTCCTAGGTGGGCTGGCAAGAGACCGGATAAACGGTGGTCAGATGATAAAAAAGAAAAGATTGGGTCATTAGAGATACAAGTCGAAGGATCTCTCCTTGCTTACATAAAGACTATGGGCTTTAACCCCAACCGTTTCATGGGGAAGGAAGGCTCTAACAAACTCTTTGATCACATCCTGGACCCTAAGTCTGCGTTTGAAACCTGGGATGCCTACATCACACGGACTGCCGCCAAGCTTGATCCGTTAGTAGATCCGAGTCAAGACCTCGGGCTCTCCCCCTTGATGGAGCAGATCCAGAAGTTCAAGGATGCTGCGGCTGTTAGCGGGCTCAGGCCGACAGGGGAAAGAGCAGCGCGGGAACCGGGAAGACAGAAGGGGCGGCCACCAGGAACGGGGAAAGAGGAGGCCAAGTGGGGATTCCACAAAGAACATAATGCTGGACAAAAACTACGCACGCTCCAGGCTAATGACCCCGACGCTGAGTGGGAGATGTCAGATGTCACAGAGCAGGTGATCACGAATAACCCGGACCCAGCGGCCAGGGCGGCTAACAAGCGTTTACTTGAGACAGCGCAAAGGAAGCAAAAAACTTCTGGGGTACGATACTACCAATTCCTTACAAAGGAAGGACGATTTGCTATAGACAGTGCCCGAGTTAAGGAAGGGCTTCATCGCAAGGCCTACGAAGAGTCGGTCCTGAACCAGGTTTTGGAGTGGCAGGCGGGCCAAAGACAGGCAGCTCAGGCAGCTCAGACACCTCAGACACCTGATCTACCACGCATCGACCTGGGGCTGGGGGAAGAACCCGGTAAGCCACCTCAGACACCTCCGGCAGATGAGCCGATCATAAAACTCGGGGGCACTCCTCCAGACACGTCATCAGGGGACAAATATATCCCTACGGGGGTGAGACCGCGTGCCGAACAAACGACAGCAGAGGGGCGAGGGACGGCTATTGAAGGAGGCTTTGAGGATATTTCAACCAGACTCAATGCGATACCTGATCTTTTTAAGACGCGCCTATATGAGACGACTCCTGGTGGAGAGGGTCGGAAAAAAACCCTGAATAGGAACTTAAAGGTAGCGGGGAACAAGAAAAAACCAGACGAGGCGAGGTGGAAGGCCATCAGAGAACTGCGGGAGGAGGTAGAGTGGATACAGGCTGAAAGGGAGCCAGAGAGGATTAAGGCTGCATGGGATGCTGTCGACGCAGGAGTGCCATATGTACCTGGTCAGAGCCTTTCCCCTGGAGAGCATGCACAAATACTAAGAAAGAAGGAGGGGCCTCCAGCTGCTGATCCCCTGTCTACGTCTGAGCATACTCCCCCTGATATCGGCACCGTCTCGACCGAGCCAGTTGGACATCAACGCCTCCAGGACCTCGACCTCAGGGAGACCAAAGGCAAGATTGCAATGAACGCGGTTCATGCCGATAAGGTTCTGAAGGGAGAGAAGACACAGACGATAAGGACGCGCAAATACTCAAATAGGTTCTATAAGGGACCTGGAGTCTATACGTTAGCAAAGGGTAGGCGTGCCAAGATCACACTAAAGGAGCAGGGAGTCAAGTTCTCCAAGATAAAGGCCAAAGGTCTTGGGGAGGAGTTTGCACGGAAAGAAGGGTATGACTCTCTCCAGGCATTCAGAAATGCAATGGAGAAGGATCGGGAGCTGTTCTCCCCAATCATCAAATGGCTTGATGGGGATCCCAAAGCTGGCCCGATGGATCTCTACGATCTGGAGCCTCTTGAGACTTCTTCGAGGCAACCCGATCTCTCATCGCCACCTTCAGAAGCAGGTCGCAGCGAGGAGCTACCCATAATTGGGTTTGCCCCACCCCCTGACTCACCCCCACCCCCTGAGATCTTCCTTGATGAGCCTGGTCGCCGTGCGCTAAAGGACCGGACAGCCACGAAAGGACCATCAGGTCGTCCTTCCGGGGTCACCAAGTTTTGGATAGCTAATAAGCAAAGCCGTAATAACGCCA